AAAAAATATAAAAAATTTTATCTTACTATAAATTTATCTAAACTAAAAATAATATTATTTTATATTATGAAAGCATTTGAAAAATCACTAATACAATGGATTTTTATCATATTATTAATATTCATAGTTATGTCTTATGGTGTATATTTAATCAATGAAGACTATATTATAGAATGTTTCTCTTCCTTCATTGCGAGAGATGTTGGATCCCCGGAAACAAGCCATAATGTCGATCAACCCATTAATACAAAATTTAGTTGTAAAAATATGTGCGGACCTTTAGCTCGTTGTTCTATTACAGGTGAACAATGCACATCTGACGTCGATTGTTTTGGTTGTGTTCCAAAATATCCTCAAAAAAATTTAGGCATTGAAATAAATTTTAAAGGTGATAATGATGCAGGAAAATTGACTATGGGCGTTACGCCTACTTACTCTCCTCTAACGACAGATATTGGAACAAATGCCGCGCAAATTCATATAAGCAATTCTAGTCAACCTCCAGAATACAACCAAGGAGTTAACGTTTGGGAAAATGCATTCCATAATGGTTATAAATTTTTTAACATGAGATATAAAACTCCTAAAGATATAGATTATATCCCAAATTACCCTACAAGATATACATTATCGGGCGAGTTTAAGGAAGATGGACCGCTTGAATCAAATTCTTATTTATGAGAATAAAAGGAGTAGGGATTTGCGTTATAATTTAAAATTTTTAATTTTATCATAAAGTAAAATGTCTTTAGCAGAGTTAGTTGATAATTCAAAGACAGATAAAAATACAACGCATTCTTATTTGGAACTCTATCAAAATTTACTAATAGACAAAAAAGATACAGCTTTAAACGTATTAGAAGTAGGTATAGGAGATTTTTTTGATAAAAATGGCGGAAGTATAAAATTATGGAGAGATTATTTTAAAAATGCTACTATTTATGGTTTAGATGTACTTCCTGTAGAACGCGTAATGGATGAATTATTAAATGATGATAGAGTAGTTTTGTATACATCAGTAGACGCATACAATAATGATTTTTTTACAAATAATATTTTAAACAAAAACATAAAATTTGATTTTATGTTAGACGATGGTCCGCATAATTTAGAAAGTATGAAACAATTTATAACCCTGTATTCACAATTAATGACAGATGATGGAATTTTAATGATTGAAGATGTTCCGTCCATGGAATGGACAGAAATATTAAAAAATCAAGTTCCAGACAATATGAAACAATTTGTTAAGGTGTATGATTTAAGAGCGAATAAAAATCGTTTTGATGACATTGTATTTACAATAGACAAACGCATAATTAATGAAAACTGAAATTTTATTTTGGTATGCTATTATTACTAATCCTAATTTTTTATTGTATAAATTAAAAATTGATATGTTTTAAATAAAAAATATATCAACAACAAAGAAAATGATGCAAGCGATTGACTTTAATACTATGTTTGAAAATGAAGACATTCTTTTGCAGTTTCTTGTGCAGGAGCGCAGGCGACGAGCCGAATTTGAGGGACCTATTAACACTCCATTTAAAATTATAGAACAAATTAATGGGTCCCAATTTAAATGCCGAGAGAATGGGAAACCTTGGTCTAGAACAGAACCATGCGTTCAGTGTAGCGATAATGAATGTCTATTTTATTTGATGGAACTATCAACTACAAAACCGGAAAAATACATTAGCGATGGCATCTCTTCTCTTTGTAAGAACCCAAACAACAATGAGCTTTTGCGAATGCTATGCTCTTGGCGAAAACATATCAAAGAGACTTTAATTATTGAAAAGGTTTTTGGATCAGATAAATGGAAGCGCTATTCTATATGCACTTCTGAGCTTACGTTTCTAGGTAGGCGAACCAATATGGGAGGCATTATTGGCATTGTATCGCTTACAAATGCACACATCTGTTCTATTCCCTCCTTAGTATCTTTAATGAATAAAGAAGATGACATTCATAATGGGGTAAAGTGTCTATCCGCTGGGTTTGTCCTCCTTATTGCTATGTATATGGATTGGGACTTGTATACAGAAGAAAATAAGATTATTATGGATAGACTACTAAAGAAGGTGAGAAAGGGTAAAATTGTCGGCTTAGATACATACGAAGGTTCCCCCTGGTATACTATGTTCAAATGTGTTTTAGAACGGCGACGTATTCCAGATAAATTAAAGGAAATGATTCTTAGTCGTGCGCATTTACCCTAATCTAACCCCTAATCTAAATTTTGAAATCATCGTGTTTATCTATAGTTATTTGCTTGGCTACGTGTTTGATTATTTTATTTATTTCTTCTGGTTCGCCACTATTGGCTTCCGATATAAGTTTCAAATATTTATCGCTTTTTTTATTAGACGAAATATTATACCCAGCATTTTGTTTTGTCCATTCATTTATTTGTTTTGCATTACGGACAGATATTTGTTTAATCGCCTTTGTAATCCGCTCTTTATCATTATTCTCCTTTGTCCATTCATTTTTATCTTTCACATATAAAACTTCTCTCTTTAAATCACTACAATGAATTGGACGCTTATATACATCCAATTCTTTTAGCCCCCGCACAACTATATTTGTAAGCCCTTCCACATATCCAAGTCTGCCCGTTTCTTCAAGATCAGATAGTTGTAATTTAATTGTGTCCACAAAGTCTTGAATATTGAGAGCATCTTTGCATTTTTCATTCAAAAATATGTTCAAATTAAAAGAATTGTTATTCGTATTGTTCCCATTGATTGTTGTGCTTGGTTTACTTGCCAAATCAAAAATCATTTTTTTGAACTCTTGATTCTCTTTTAATAAAAAAGTAAGTAATTCATCTTTATTGGGTTGTTCTTTTATGTAGGAATCTTCAAAATGTTCGGTTGTTTTTTCACTATTTTTTTCACTAGAGACATCATCACAAATTTCACATTGTTCGCAAATTTTTCTATGTTTAGATAATCCGGAAAGATACTTATATTTTTTACCACACTTGCAGGCAAATGCTTTTTCTGATGCGGCATTTTTTTTGTTATCCTCGGCATTTTTTTCGTTATCATTTGTTATCCGTTTATGTTTTGCTGTCAAAAGATGAATGTCGTAGTTGCTTCTTTTAAAGCATTTAAAGTTACAACTTTCGCAAACAAATTTATCGGCATTTTTCGGCATTTTTTCGTTATCCAAGTTATCCATTAATGCCTTAATAATGGATAACAGAAAAAATGCCTAAATCCTTTTTCTTTTTGTATAAATTTTTTTACAATCACACCTTTACTAAAGAAAAAATGCGTTTTACTGCATTATGGTCTAACATCATTTTTTGATAAAAAAAGTTAAAAGTATTTTGGGAAAGTCAAAATTGGACATTTATAAATGTCCAAAAAACGACCTTTCAAAAAAGTCTTGGGGAAAACCAGGATTTTTTCTTTAAGTTGTTTTGGAAAAAATATATATTTCTATAGAATAAAGAAATATGTTTTGTGATGCGGTGTGATTTATGTTGCATACATGAGACCACAATTGCCTCCAACGAACGTAAGCACATTAATACGTTCTTCAAAGAGGTAAAGGTCAAAATTATAATCGTAGATGCGCCATGTCGGTTTATTAATACCAATTACATTACCTGTAACTGGGTCGCAAATCGTCATTGTTTGCGCAAGAGGATCTAATGGAGGGTTGATGGTTACTAACTCAAATTCTATTTTATTGAAGCGGCTCATATTAATAGCTCCGGATGGTTGTAGCTCAAAAGGTGACGTGTTTAAACAATAATTGTAAACATAGAGGCCAGGGGGAGCAGTTCCATCTGTTCTAAGATATTTTTCAATAAAACTAAAAACACCAGCGGGTTGCGTATTTTCTCTGTATTGGCCGTCAAATAATATTGCAAGACTTATTAAGATACCTTTTTGATTTTGAGGGTTGTAGTCGCCAGTAATAAACCAACCAGTCATTTGTTTATTTGGGTTAACTCCTGGTCCGTCTAGCGTTACTACCTGACTACCTGAATTTGCGAGAGGCTGTATTACTTGATAAGAACCTTTTGTTGGCGCTTGAACTAGGTCACTTGGTAGATAATTATACGGCCAATTTGTATAATTGCTCCATTCATTTCTAAGATTTGCATCGCTTCTCCGCAAAAAAAACATGTGACTTGCTACCATACCAATAGAATCAAGTTCTATTTTTGCTGCTCCAGAGATGTTGTAATACGGCCGTTCGTAAACTTGCTTAAATAAATATTTTTGTTCATTCAGTGCAAAAAGTTTTGATTCGTCGTTTGATAAAAAACAATAAGTGCAATTCAAATGTATGTCTGCATTCCAAATAGTTCGCACATCTGTATATGAAGCTGGACCTAGCGTAACGTCTGGAGGCGGCTGTAAAAATCTATACATTTGCATATAATATAAATTAAAATTTGGCGCTACATAAGGGTATCCATTCATTTGGTCAAATACGTCGCGTATTTGAAAAAGCTCATTTATTGGTCGAAAAGTAATAGTTATATGCAATTCGTTATATTGAAGAGCTACTAGAGGGAAAGCCATTTGGCTTCGCAAATTGAACCATGCATTAAGTGGAATATATAATGTTCTACCACGAATAGACGGCTCTGGTCCAACCGGATTATTTGTATAAAACGCATTTGGATAGGCATTGCTTCGCGCGCCGGAGTTTGCCGGATCATTTAAATCAACAACATTTCCAGACATTTGATCAAATAATAATCTTTTAGTTCCAATAAAATCTCTTTGCACTTGCGCAAGCAAATAAGCTCCAGAAAATTCCTGTATTGTTTGGTTTCCGCATGTAATGGATACATTACTTATCATTTGAGCGCCTAAATTTTCAATCCATTTAAATTCATACGGGGCCCATTGATTATTTGTTGTGTCATTTTGCGGAGGTAAGATAGGTGACCAAATAGTGGGAATATCAACGGATACATAGCAATCCATTAAAAGATCTGCATATCGAGGTATTTTAAATGTAAAGCTAGATTCTTCTGTTAAACGCAATGTTTTTGCTCCTTCAAAATCTACACGAAATTTTTGCAGGCCAAAGTTAGTGTATTTTGCATATTTAGCTTTGTAAAAAGTTTTTGATGGATTGCCATTTAAAATAATATTCTGTTGCCCTTGCGATACTAAATTTAAGAGTCCTCCCGTCATTTATCTATATTATTATACTATATTTATACACTTTTAAATACACTTTTAAATACACTTTTTTAAAAAGTGTAACAAAAATTATTTTAAATACACTTTTAAATACACTTTTTTAAAAAGTGTAACAAAAATTATTTTAAATATACTTTTAAAATTATACTTTTTATAAAAGTATAATATATACTATGCCATCCCCAATTGACAATACTATAAATTATATTAGTTCTTTAAAAGAAGATTTTGTTTCTAGAATGGTATTTTTTATTATTTTTATTTTAATTATAACAATGTTATGTTATTTCTTATATATGAGAAAATTAGAAGCAAGTGAGTGTTCCCTAATGGATTCGCTTTATAGTAAAGTAAATGGAAACTTACGTTCTATTAACTCAAGCGACCGACAATGTGGTTATACATTAAAAGACTATTACATTAAAACTGCTTATAATGCATGTAGTGGAGGCTCATATAAAAATGACTTTGTCGACATATGCAACTTAAAAAATGTAATTAAGCAAGGGGTTCGTGGTTTAGACTTTGAATTATACTCCCTTAATAATATTCCAATAGTAGCAACATCGACAGGCAATAGTTATTTCATTAAGGAAACATATAATTCTGTTAATTTTTCGGACGTTATGTATACGATTCAAAATTATGCTTTTGCAAATAGTACGTGTCCAAATCCACAAGATCCAATAATAATTCATTTGCGAATAAAAAGCGCAAATCAAGCCATGTACAATAACTTAGCAAATATTTTGAAATCATATAATTCAATATTATTAGGAAAAAATTATAGTTATGAGAATCATAAGTTAAATTTGGGTGATGTGCCGCTATTGAGTTTAACTGGAAAAATAATAATAATTGTGGACCGGTCTAATACATCATTTATGGAAAATAAAAATTTTCAAGAGTATGTTAATATGACTAGCAACTCTATATTTATGAGAGCACTACATTACGTAGATATTAAAGAGACGCCTGATGTTAATGAGTTAATAAAGTTTAATAAAAAAAATATGACAATTGGAATGCCAGACATTGGTATAAATCCGCCAAACATGAGTACTATATTAACTAGAGAAACAGGAACGCAAATGTCAGCAGTGCGTTATCAAAAAGTTGATCAGTTTTTAGAGGAAAATAATGCGTTTTTTGATAAAGCGGGATATGCTTTTGTTTTGAAACCCGAAAGACTCAGATATACTGAAGTGACAATTTCTGCCCCAACACCGCAAAAACCTGAACTGAGTTACGCAACACGAACAATCAATAAAGATTATTATAGTTTCAATATTTAGGGCATTGATTATGTTTAGACAGAGAGGAAGTCATTTTCATTTCTTAAAAAGGAAAGATATTTTTATTCGTATAATATAGTAGTATGCGAATAAAAATTCCAAAACAATGTGATAAGTCAATGAATTTTAATGAATGTGAACTTGCCGTTTTACGAAGTGCGGTTGATTTAGCACAAGAAAAAATAGGAAAGCGTACAATAAATACACCTGAAATTCAAGAGATGATCACAATAGTTGAAAATTTTATACGAAAAAAAAATTTGATTTGTTATGGCGGAACAGCAATTAATAATATTTTACCCAAAGAAGAACAATTTTATGACAGGGATGTTGAAATTCCAGACTATGACTTTTTTAGCCCAAATTCGTTAGATGATGCTAAAGAACTGGCAAATATTTTTTACGAACGCGGATATACAGAAGTAGAAGCAAAAAGCGGACAACACGCAGGGACATTTAAAGTATTTGTAAATTTTATTGCAATTGCCGATATAACATACTTACCAAAAGAGTTATTTGATTCTATAAAAATGGAAGCTATTCGTGTAGCGGGAATATTATATACCCCGCCAAATTATTTAAGAATGTCAATGTTTTTAGAACTATCTAGACCCGCCGGAGATACTGACAGGTGGGAAAAAATACTGAAACGTTTGACACTTTTAAATAAACACTACCCTTTAATTGGAAAGCAATGCGCCCAAATAAGTTTTCAAAGAGAGTTTGAGGGGAAATTTGATGTTAATGAAATATATGATGTTGTAAAAGACACATTTATAAATCAAGGCGCTGTATTTTTTGGTGGATATGCAATTTCAA